AAGCCTTGTACCTTTACGGAGCATTCAACCATGCGGAACAACTTCTTCATCGTCTGAACATAATCCGGAGACGTGGCATATCGGGAACCTACGCAATCCTGTATCCTCTCGACAAACAAATCCGGATTATCCCGGAACGGCCAGGCATCCGCATACCCGGGCTTCTTCAATATTGCCAGATGATCGGCCAAGCAATCGGCGAGTGTACCATACTGCCGGAACAACCGTTTTACCCTATACTTATAACGGCCATTACCCAGCTCGGTTACAGACAGGACACGTTCGGGCAACTTGAACGAAACGTTATCACGATTAAAATACTCGGTTGTGGTGACCAGCTCGACCGGCCCCGTCCAACTACTCCCCTTGGTGATGCCAAACAGGTTATTCCCGATCCCGGATTTTCCCCAACCGGACTCCAATGCGGCCTGTGCCGTCACGAATACTGGACTGATTTCACCTTTACATGCTTCGGGATATACCCAAGCTACAAATTCTTTAACTGTCATTCTTTTTCCTCCTTATCCTTTAATTCTAATTTTCTCCGGGGGGGTATCCTCCTGCCACACTCACTATCCGGACGATCACAGCGATTATGTTCCGCATCTTTTAGAGCAAGTTCAGCCTCATGCCTTTTATGTATCTCATCAAGTTTGGCCGACTGTTCCTGTCGGAGTTCGACATACAAAGCATCAATTTTCAAATCACGTTGGGTAATACGATCCTCCAACCAGCCGACTTGATTTTTTTCATTGGTAATCTCTAACGCATCGGCTGCCGCATCTTCTTTACGAGCGTCTGTTTTTCGATTCACCCACGCACGGATACCCCATTTTATCCCCTCGACCCCTCCCATAGCACCTATTACGGCTAATACTGTATTCAAATCAACTCCCATGACTCGTTTTCTTTTAATATATACGGGGGCTTTTATTTGCCCGCCCCCGATAAGGCCTACAATATTTTCTATCTGTTCTCCAACTCTTCCACCCTCTTCTCAAGTGCCTTGACCTTGGCGTGAAGCTCCTTGATACCGTTGATCCCGAAGGCGGTCAGCATCTGGATATAATCGACTCCGTAATAAGAATCATCATCGTCCGGTGTGATAAGATGGACGGCTTCGGGAAGCACCTCACGCACGGCTTGCGCCGACACGCCGATGCGAAGGATCTTGTCCTCGTCCTCCTTCATCGTGTAGTAGAATGCGGAGATACCCTCCAGCTTATCCAGCACGTCCGGGATATCGAAGAAGACGCTCTTCAGGCGGATATCGGACGAGGTCAAACCTTGGTAATTGGTGATATACACATGGGCTGTGCTCGCGGCATCCTTGTTGATATACAGGTTGGCTATATTCCCGGGACTGTTCCAGCCATAGATACCGTTGCCGTTATCGATCCGTACCCCCAGAAACGGATACCTCCCGTCCGGGGCGTTAAACACGACCCCGTTGCCTTCTTTATATAATATTTTGGGGACATCCAAACTGGACGCATTGACAGAGTCACAAGACAACATCCCCTCGATATATACCTTGTCTGAGAATCGGGCGGCCCATCCATCCATGTAGCCTATCGACGCCGCCCCACTGACAACAAGAATGGCGTCGTTGATGCCGACCAACGCGTTCCCTCCCCATACGAAATTCCCGATCTTGACGATATTGGAGGTGATGCTTTCCACGTCAATCTCCGAGGCCGCTATCTTCCGTGCCATCAGCAAATCGGTCGCCACGCTGGAAAAGTTCGCCCCGAAGGTGTCCCAGTAGGCGGAACCATTCCACGAGGTTGGGCTGACACCGCTGAAGGTAGGATAATTGTCATCCACCTTCGCCACATAATACGTACGGGTACCATCGCTATTCTTGATAGATACGATGTCGGTGATCTTGGAACTGGCATTGTAGGTGACATCCTTGTCGTAATCGCCACGGTAGGTACAGCGGGGGCCACGATCGCCACGAGGGCCTTGCGCACCGTCCTTGCCGTCCGCCCCATCGATCCCGTCCCTTCCGTCCGATCCGTTCGCTCCAGGCTTGCCGTCCTCGCCCTTCACGACCAGATCCTTCCAATACCTAGTGTTCGTGGGATCGGTGCCGGGAGCGGTCTCGGAGATACATTTATAGACGTTGCCTTCGTAGGAGACCTTGTCGCCGGGATAATACTTAACGGAAGGGGAATACGCCCCACGGTCAACCTCCGGATAGTCGATCTCACCGGAGGGGGATTGGTAGATACAACCCTTGAGCCGCAATCCGTTCGTCTGGTCGTAGGACAGGTAGCCGTTATCATCGCCGATCCGGAACGCCTTCGACAGCATGTCCCAGTACTGCGTGCCGTCTATGTTGATGATCTTGTTGAGCCGCATCCAGCCCGGGCCGATCTCGCTGAAACCGTAGAGGGTGGCGAAGCTCCGCTGGCCGTCTATCTCGTCCGTCAAGCCACCGCAAAGGAAGTAATAATAGTTACCCTCCTCAAGATCGTGAGGTTCCTTGCTCAACAGGAACGAACCGGTACGATCGGATCTGGAACAACGTATGTACAGGTACATGGCCTCCGTATCATCGAGATAGGGTGACGTGTACGCTGCCACGCTCCAGTACCTGTATTCAGTGGCCTTGTGGGACGGGGCAAGTGAGTCTATGTCTATCGTCATGTGCTGTATGATACCGGAAGGTGTGGAAAACACCTTCTTCGCTTGATCATAATTGAAAGTATGATCGATCTCGTGGACGGACAGGTCGGCCTCCGTGGCGATACGATCCACGAAACGGTATTGCAGCGACTCATGCCCCACCAATACCGACATGGTACGCAGCCATGACATCGCCTGTCCCTTGCCGTAATCCTTGAACGCCTTCTCCAGCATCCCCTGCATGGCGATAGCGTCCCGCCAACGACGCATCGTAAACGACAAAGCATCTTTATGCCTATCCTCATTTATAACTTCGTTAGCGTAAATCTTATCTATCTGCGAGGATTTACCGGAAGCCACCGGGACATTCGACAGCTCTATTTTCGGGGAGTGGGGTTTGTTGATATAATCCTTGACCCCCGTTATCCTTATCGATATTCCCTCTGGCTGGTATTGGGTATCGGAGAACAAGATGTATGAGCCTGGCAATATCTTCCCACCGATTTCCAGCCACCTTTTTTTAGACCAGTTGGAGTCAAGCTCCCCAGTAAAGGAAAATTGGTTATCCCCTTTTTCATATAAGACACGTACCGCCTCACGGAACATGTCCCAACTCGCCCCTGTCTTCGTGGCATTATCGCAGATATAAGCGGTTGGCAACGCTATCCCAAAAATGGCGTATTTATCTCCAGCGGACGGACGGGAAGCAGAATTAGGAAGAACCTGTCCTTCTATCTCCGCCGGCACTATCTTGAAACGACGCTCGGCATGGATATACCCGGTAAGGGCGTCGTCAGTTTGCTCTATATCAAATTCACGTCCGGCCAATCGCCCGCTCTCGAACTTTATCGTAGCCTTTTGACCGGCGATCCGGCATTGACCATAATCCAGTGCCGCAGGAATGGACGAGTCCTTTATGTCATAGAAGTTCTTTTTCTCGTCCACGACAATGGCCTCACTAACCGTGCCGATACGTGAAGGATAATTCGCTGAGCCGTCATAGCTATCCTCCTGCCCCCCGGGAACGACCTTGTCTACACGATAGATGAACGTCCCGTCCTCGGAAGTCCGATACTTTCTTCCCTCATACTCCAGTTCTTGACTTCTTGGCAGTAACAAGGTGGTACTACCATACTTAGAGGCATCAATATTACGTTCGCCTCCCTCTACGAACAAGATGCTTACAGGCTGCTTGTCACCGATGTTAGTACGTCCAGTCCCGGGAAGAAAGCCGTTTCCCTTTCCATAAGACAAAGCGAGCGGGGCATCCTTATTATACTCTATCTTCCACAGGTTCAATGTCTTGTTCGCTATATCATATTCCGTATCCAAATCTCCCGAGACACGGTTCAAGGCATCAATGATATACTCGTTATTAAAAGAAAATAGACGTTCCGCAAGCTCTATGCACTTACCGACCTTCCAACCACTATCCCGCAAATTAAGATTATCGACGAACAATTGTAACAATTGTTTCGGCGTACATACGATCGAGAATTTCAACCTATTGGGGGTGACGGTCGTATCTTTCAGCTTATATTTCCTTAGTGCTCCCTCATCACCCCCAAACTCAACCGTATACTCAAAATTCCTTGTCCCCTTTTTCTTGAAATTAGAGGATAGCCACAGGTAATACCTTTGCCCTTGATACTCGATATACGAATCAATCGGTATCTCGACATGGGACGTTAACGAATAGTACAAAATGACCTTCGTTCCGTTCTTTATCGCCCGATACCGGTAACTACCATCATCAGGCGTTAACTCCAACAGCTTCGTTCCAGACTTATCAAAAATAACCATAATCAACCTCTCATATTCATCACGCATCAAAAATAACAAAAGTGTTTCTAATAAACACACTTTATAAGAATAACAAAGGGGAAACAGATAAAAATCCGCTTCCCCTTTAATTGAATATCAATATATTACCCCAATATAACTCTAGCCTGCGCCTTACAAGAATTACGATAGTCCTCTAATTCTGCGAACTCGGCGTCAAACTCGGCCTTTCTCTCATTATCCGAGCTCAATTTATTCAGCGTTATCGCCTCTACCCGATCGGCGGAATACTCTCTCCGAACCAATCCAGAGACAAAACCGTCATAACTTGCGGAAACCGCCTCTATAAGCGTACCTCCATCCCTCTCGGTGCCGGAATAAGCATAAGCCGTACAAGGCGCTGGGGCCAACTCGCCATTATGGACCTCCGGTACATAATCCTCAATCACCTCCTCATTTAGATAAAGAATGAAATGATTATCATCAAACTGGCTATATTTTTTTCTCTCTGTATAAATTTGTCTAAACATGATCATGTGAATCTAAAAAACTTCTTACTATACTTGTTCGTAAGGACCTTGATCACGGTATCCACCGGCAAGTCCTCATGAGAGAAGTCCGTAAGGGCTTGATCGATCAAGACTGCGGAACCGGTGAAAGCGTAATGATCCTCATCTTTCCACCGGAAGCGGATCGCCAAGCATTTTTTGGGAGTCCCATCCTCGTTTTTCTCGATCTTGCTATCCTCGATCTTATAATCAATCAGTTCTATGAGTTTATCATCCTCCGGACCTCGTTTATCCTCTGGTAAACGAGTGTCATAAAGAATATCCTCAAATTTTATCTTACGATCTGCCGGTAGATCATCCCACGGACTTTTTTTATTCCTTATCACCTGTCCTAATCTTTTCCTTGGTGTTTCCATCCCTAATTTATTTAATAGATTTTCAGTATTCGCATGTTGAATGAAGCCCATACGGGACGACGCCTTCCTTCGTATCTCCTCGTTCGACAAACCCCTTTTTCTCAATTTCGCAATCTGTCTGCAAAGAGCGACCTTATTTCGTTTCCTCACCAAAAAATAATCTGGAAAGTGAACATATCCACCCGTATCAACACCCTCGACAACATGGCCTATTTTCCATTTCGGGTTAAGACTGATCTTAAGCTCATTAGCATAATAAAGCCCGATCCATTCTATCACGAAATGAAGGAAAACGGTGTCCTCATGCAAGATAAGGACATCATCGGCGAGACGATAACAGAAATCCAATCGGTCCAAATATCCCTTAAATTTATCAGAAAGAAATTGAACCCCTTTGGATATCTCCTCATGATCACGTTCCGTCTTGGCCGTCACGATCCTCTCCTCAATATACCTTCTCGTGTAATACTCAACCAAAGCCGGGCAGTCCTTAACATAAAAACATCGCTTCAAGTCATGATCGAAAAAATACAGATAAACAAGCGAGAAGAACTGCGCCAGCTTCGTACCGGGAAACATACCGATATCCCCCTCGACGCTATCTATGATTTCATCAAACCTTTCCAATAGGTGATTATCCTTTATACGGGTCCTCAATAGCCCTTTCAGCATTGAATGATTGATTGTCGGATAGAAATGATGGATATCGCACAAAAGATAATCCATGGTACGCCCCGGATAATCCTTTAAAACCTTCCTGATGATTCTCATGTAACCATGTGGTCCACGGTTCTTAACCCCGCCGTATGTGTATGCGGTAAATGATCTAGTGAAGAAATCCTCAACCTCGTTAAGCATCGCCCAATGCTGAACGTGATCCGAAAATGGGAGCATGCCGATCAAGCGCTCTTTAGGCTCATAAACGGTCATGAATCGATACGGGGAAGTTGTGAAAGTCCCGTCATTGAAAGAATCCATGAGAGTGGAAAGGTTCTTTTCCAGATCTTCCTCGAACTTTAGCACGGGCTTTTTACTATGCTTGTTTTTGCTAGCATAATCAAAAGCCTTGCAATAATTATCTTTCCGGGCTATATTCCCGGAAAAGTTACCTTTTCTCCTCATTTCGTGTCTCTAGTGTCTTAAAGTGTCCAGTGTCTGCAATTGCCATCGAGCCATGAGCCGTCGGCTGTAAAGCCTACCAGTACTACGCCCTTTAGCCTTGATTTTTTGTCAAGTGACAGGGTCTCTTTTCCACTTCTTATTGCTGAAAAATCAGCGGCATATCTTAGGGGCGACGACCAGTTCACGTTAGCATTCGAGACCCCATTGTTACCATTGAGGTACGCTAAGCCAGCATTAGCACCGTTGTTCGCATTACCACGACGGAACGGACAGCGAAGGCCGGAAGTTGCGTTGTCGTTATACCAACCGTCAGCGTAATACGTCTCTGAGCTTCCGCTTGCAACCGTAGGAGCGCTACAAAGATTCTGCATACTCAACTCGGTTATATACTTCCAGCCAGCCGGAGAGTTCGCCGGGACTTTCGCCGCTTTTATCAAACCTTCAATCGAATTAATATTAAACTCCGAATAAAGAGATGGGGCTACATAATAATCGGCACTTCCATCCGCTAGCTTATTCATCAGGGCGCCACGCTCGATCAAGCCTATATGACCGTACAGGTTTTTCAAGCCGAAAAAGCAAGGTATATGCATCGTTTGTTTCTTTGTACCATCTTTCCCTATTACATCGTAATCACTCACGCCGACAGAGTCACCCAACTCGACACCGACAGAAGTCGGCAAAAACGGATAGTAACCAAAATCAGTGTTCCACCATCCACCGGCGTCTGTAACACCGATACCGGTACCACCTTGATACAGACCGTTTGCGTCCTTGCTCGTGTTCAACGCGGACTGAGGGTGACGGGTTCCCATGATGATACGATAGATATAACCTACGACGGTATTCGAGACAAACCAACCGGCTTCCCAACCCTCACCTTTCTTACGGGCGTAAGCCCCAAAAGTAGCCGCTGGCAAATAGGTCGCAACCCTACCCAGCAACGTATTATAAGCCGCATCCTTGTTTGAGTCATTATTTCCGCCACGATACCTAACGTCGTTACTCACGACAGAGACTAACGTATTGGTCGTACGGTCGATCACTCCAGCACCCAAGGCGGACGTACCGCCAGCAGGGATATAATAATTCAAACGACCGGGAATAGGCGTTAGACTGACAGCCTCATAGTAATACGTAGAGTCTACCCACCATGAGTAGTAGTGGGCGTTCCAGCACCACAAGTAATCGCCCATAGATCCATCAAGAGTCGCCGGGGAACCATCCGCAAAGCGATGGTGATTCGTCGGGTCCAGTTTACGCCGACTACGGTCCAGAGATACAAGGTAGCAACCCAAACCTAAAATACTGGGTAGCTCACGTAAGAAATCGAGATTACCGTAAGCCTCGCCTATAGGGGTAGAAAACCCACGCTTCCAGCGACGGATCGCTATATGCTTGTTTACGATAGAGACCGCATCGGCGAACGGGATCTGCACCGACTCTCCAGTTTCTTTGGACACTCCCTCGATCAAGTACTTGGAGGGCTGATTCGTATCAGCCAAGGGCAACTGACCGATCGTCTTGCCATTATCAAAGGCCGTGATGATTGCACGCACCTTATCTTCCTCTGCTGTTGTTAATGACATAATTCTATTATTAAAATGTTAAACAATTATACCTTTCGTATCCGGCTACCGGATAACAACCTCATTACACTACCAGCCTTACGAATAACCGGGGCAGTGACCTCGATGACTATCGTTTGGGCCAACGAGGTGTTATGCGACGGGATAACGTGGATCGTGGCTGTGCCGGTCTTACGGACAGTCAAGTTCCCACGTGGGTCCACATACAATGCGTCACCGGAATAAAACGCTTGCTGAAATATCACGTTAGGAAGGACATAGGCCGGGAACAGACTCACGGCAATCCTCTGGGAGACAGTATTCCCCAATGTCACCCTTTTAACGTATCTCAATTCCATTCTAGTGGGAGCCAATAACGCTTGACTCATCAACGATTGCTCGGCGGCTCTCATCGACGCAATCTGCGCATTACCCTCGGAGATCATAGCCTCGGCCTCCACAGCGGCGGCAAGAGCATCATCGGACGCTTGACCGGCCAAGCCTGCCTGTTTTTTGGCCTCTTGAGCATTGATATTTGCTAAGCCCGCCGCTGATATGGCATTCCTCGTGGCCTCGATGGCCTTATTTGCTTCCTGCAGGGCGGTCTTTGCCGCCTCCGTGGCTTGCGTACCACGGGCTATACATTTCCACCAAGCCGTATCGGTCAAGGCATGGCCTTTATTCTCATCCTTCACGGACAAATAGCAACTATCGTCCGTAGTGATAAAATCAAAGCGATCATATGAAGTACCGGAAGCGTAGGCACCAGCATCAGTGAAAGCGACCTTTCCTAGAAAAATCTTTGTCATAAACTATATGATTTATAATCCAACATTCAAATAAAGCTCACCAGAGATTTGATCGAACTTGATCAAGTTTGGACTCACCTCGTCGTCGAAACTCATATATAGCCCCATGTCGATCTCGTCGATAGAGAACGTGGGATACAAAACACCACCCTTCGCCAAGACTCCCGTGTCAATATATTTCTTCGTGCCCTCGTCCCACTGCCACCAATTACCGTTATCGCCCATCTTAGGGGGATTATCTCCATACTCTTTAGCACGGTTCCCTTGAGTCTTGGCAAAATTTCCTTGCGTATTGGCGTAAGAAGCTTTCTCATTCGCCAATTTCGCCGCATCATTTGCGTTTTTAGTTGCGATCTCGGTATCTTCCTTGATCTTCTCTAACCCATCGTGGGCGGTATTAGCGTTAGCTGCAGCTTTATTGGCTAGATCAGCTGCGGTATTAGCCTTACCGGTTGCGGTATTGGCGTTCCCTGTCGCAGTGATAGCATTCGCCGTAGCTGTATTAGCCTTAGCCGTGGCCGCCTCCGCATTCAACTTAGCCGTATTAGCGTTGTTAGTGGCGGTGATAGCGTTCTTTGTCGCTGCAATAGCATCCTGCGTAGCCTTCACCACATTGTCATAAGCCGTCTTGATAAACTCAAGGCTAACCTTTACGCTCTTGTTTGTCGCATCCACTCCTAGCGTCCACAATCCAACAAAGGACGTAGCCGCCTTTAACTGTGATAATTTTACTTTCTTAATCGGCATAAGTCTTCATATCTATACAAGTTTCACCATCCTCCTCCAACACGATCCACTCACCGTCTTCCGTAGCTAGGATATATTCCGTCTCCCCAATCCGGAAGACAGTAAATACAAACGTCAAGTCAAACTCAAGGACGACCCCATACTTATCCAGCTGCAAGAACTTGCAACCAGACATTTTCTTGTAATGTACAGGATACTCCTCTCCCGTATATTCCACGTATAGGGAACGTAATTCCGGTTGTATCAAGTCATTGAAAAAAGCGTCATAGCATCTCCAAAAACGGACGATATCCCTCGCTTGCATCAAGCACTTGAACGTACATTCCTTGCTATTGAACACCAGTTGGTCAACGTCATATATCTGACCGTCATTGATCTCAATCTTACGGAGCAAGTTCTGTTTCACGGTCGGGGATTTAAGCAATTCCTTCCGGCCATCTTTCACAGTGATACCATAATCCCTAAGAGATAACCCGTCAATCTCATAATCACTTCTTGGTATGATCACGCCACAATCCCCGGCCGGAGCGTAATTAACCAATCTCACCGGCTTATCCTTTACTAGCTTTAGGCTAAACCGAGTTGCGTCAAACCAAATCTTATTATCGTTATGCGACGACAGACGCAAGCTCCATTCACGTCCCAATGCCGTAATGTAGAATATATGATAACCGGGCTTACCTATATGATCAATTAAACTACAAGCATCTTCCGCATAAAATGACAGTGTGATTTCACAGGGATTTAAAATGGGTGTCTCAAGGTCAACCTCAATGCCATCCTCTTCCGGCCAGTCATTACTATCAGGATCATCTAACGACGGGAACGTTGCCACCTCATCAAAACCACCCCGGATAAAAACAGCTCTGTATTGGGTGTATATCTCTATTCCATCTATGTAACAAGCTCCTTTCATATCACAACATATTTACTCCTTTATCCACAATTATCTCAAGATGTTCACAAACAGCCCCCATCTTCTTATTGATCTCATTCAACTTATCGGTATTTATCTCGATATTCCTCAAGTGCCCGGTTATGACAATCATGTTATCCTTTATGATCTTGACATTCTCGTTTACCATCAAGGTCGAGTTTTTCATTTCCGTAATGGACAGCACTATGCCATCTTGCGCCGCAGTCTGCTCATTTATAGCCGCAACAATATCATTCAAAATGATAGAGACGGCCATCAACCGACCGTTCATTTCCGTTACCGAGTCTTGTGAGACAGATTCTATTCCCTTCTCCACCGCAGAACGAGAGGACTCATCCTGTTGTTTCAAGTCAATTCCGGCATCCTTCAAATAGCCGTTCACAGTACCAAGGATATTCTGCAATAGAGGCAGGTTCTTTTCATAATCCCCTACCAACGTACCCGTACGCTCCGCCACCTGCTTCATCAGCTCCGTCTCGGTCAAATCCCCCGAAGCATATTTATCGTATAGGGCGGCGATATCATCATCGAATTTGCCTACAACTTTCTTAAGCACGATCGTCCTCATCATATCAGAGACAATATCCCTAAACGTATCAGACGCATATCCCTTAAATGAGGTAAGAGCATCCTTTCCACTGTCCAACCAATCCCAAAGGCTATCCACGAAGTTCCCGACTAAAGGCTCATACAAGGAACTCACATAATCATGCAGCTGCTCAAGGTACTCATCGTACTTTTCCCTAAGCTCAATAAGGCTTTCCAAGGTCTCTTTCGTCTCACCGACAAGTTTCTCTCCATAATTGTCGATAAGGTCTTGCGCAAGTGTTTTATTGATTAATCCCTTGTCATCAAACAAATCCTCTCCCAGGTTATTTTTCACCCATGAGATAAGATCTTCCGTTTTCTGGGATTTTGCGCCAATGCCGGTACCGAGAAATCCCTTGCTCTTTTTCCTTGTTTCAATTCGGAGATTATCAACGGCTTTTGATATTCCTTCTTTATAGTTTTGTCCAGTCCACTTTTGCCACATCCCAGACCAGCCCAAAGGGGATAAGGTGTTCATTATTCCATTAAGTGCGCCTGTCAACCAACCACCGCCGCTCTCATTCTGGTATATGGCTTGCCCCTCGTTCAGTTTCTCATAATAGGACCTCAAAACCTCATCATGAATCTTCCTGTAATTACCCAGACTATCCAGACCATTGCCTGAGAACCAATCCTCCTCCGCTTGCCTTGCCTCAAGGACAGCGATAGTATATTCGTTGACAGAGTCTTTCAGCCTATTGATTTCCTTGACCTTTTCCGAGTACGCCTCATACTGGCTGTATGCGTCACCGAACAAAGAGCTCAACTGCTGCAATAACTGGATACCAACTGAAATGATTCCCAATATCACAGACGCTTTCTCCACGGCGGACATCTCCTTCGCCGCAGCGCTGGCCAACGTGCTGATACCATCCATGGATAAAGCCGTGAAAGAGGTGATATCACCCATGAAAGATATGATCTGTCCCGACGTTCCACCGATGGAATCACCCACACCTTTCAAGTTCGACCCTAGTTCCTCGACTTGCTCCGAAACGGACTTCTCGGCTTTCCTGTAATTATTGTCAGCCTTTACGGATTTATCCTTCGCCTTATTATATATATCGACGGCCTCCGCTACGCTTAGATACTCGTTCTCAATATCGATAGTACCCGTATCACCATTCAGCTTGGAGCTCTTTATCCCCTTTATGATCTTTCCTCCCGACCGTACATAGTCAAGCTGGCTCTTAGCGTTGGCGAGCTCCTGTCCCACCTCCGCCAATTCCTGTTTCCGGTCCATGAGAATCCTGAACGGGTTCCGGCTCTCCAACTCGTCAAGGATCGACTGGATGGTATTGGTATATTCTCGCAAATCCTCCGGCTTCAACACCTGTGCGGCGGTTTGCTTGGCATCCTCCAATTGCTTCAATAAGGAATTCAATGTCTCAGAGGACGTGTTCTTAAGATTCTCAAAAGCACGTACATATTCGGGGGTTTGCCTCAATTGTTCAAAATCAAGCCCCATCAAAGATTTACCCTTATCCTTGGTCGCCTGCGCAATGGCCCGGTCTATCTTCTCAACCTTTGCGGTATCTCCTCTCTCTACGTATTTGCCACGTTCCGCACGTAAGGCCGCGATATCATCGTTGAATTTCTTCTCTATCGCGACCCGTTTATCAGTATAACTCTGGTACTCATCCGTCAACGACTTATATAAAGAGACTTCCGCCTTCTTTCTTGCGTCTGCAGCGGCTTTCTCATAAGCTACAAGGGCATCCTTCTTATCCTGTGGCAAATCCGCCCTTGTTTTTGTCTTAGGCTCAAAAACAAGGCCTTTTTTCTTATAATCCGGATGTTCCTTTTCCCATGCCAACTGCTCGATCTTCTGCTGACTTTTTATATACTCATAGGCACGACGCTCATTCTCCGCTTTGGCTTTCCGGTGATCAAGTTCTATTTGCGCCTGTTGCTTAAGGAACCCCTCTTCCATGGCATCAATCTTAGCCTGGGAGATTTCCAATTCTGCCTGTACGGAAGCCTCCTTCTCACGTTGCGTCTGCTCATTCAATTGGCGTAAGCGTTCCGCACTCTCTACTTTCAAGCGGTTGGCTTCCTCTTGCCTTTTCTCCTTTGAATTAAGCGTCTTACTATCAATCTCAAGATTTTTCTTTAGCTGATCAACAATCTTTTGCTGGTCGTCAATCTCTTTTTTAGTGGCGGTAGAGTTATCTTCTTTCAACTTTTTAAGTTTCTCCTCAGCCTCCGTCAATTCTTTTGTCCATCGCACCTTTCTCTCGGCGACGGTCTCGGCATGCTTACTCTCCTTCTTCTGTACCTCGATCAACGCTTCCCGAGCCCGTGACAGGTTTAATTCGATCTCTATAGATGAGTTTCCCTCATCGACCGCCTTTTGATAACCATCAATAAGCTCCTGTATCTTCTTTGAGGTCATCGACAGGTAATCGACGCTTTCCTTGCCGAATCTCTGATCAATATCGGAGAAAGCGGAAGTCAATGTCTCATTATCCATTTTCAATGCCTCAATCGCATCCCGGACCGGGTTATCAATCTTCGACAAACGTTCCACCCCATCAGCGCCACGTGTATAAACGTTCTTTGAAAAAGACCTGACAATATCGGCAGCGACATCAGACAAGACACCATTCTTTTGGATATCCTGGACGATCGTTGAATAAAGGGCCGAGGCGTCACACTCATTCTTCACCTTGCTACGGATAGCCTTCTCTAATTGCTCCAGATGTTTTTTAGAATCCTCCTTATATGTGTCGGACGCAACACCCTTGGCATCGGCTATAGCCCGGTCGATAGCTGATTGCCTAGCCGCCGCACTCACGGCCTCATAAGCCCGGGTGACATTATCCAGCGACTCTATCTCCTCACCAAGCCCACGCAGATATTCGCCATATTTATTAAGTATCGATTTCTTAGCGTCGTCATACTCCTTGGTCCCCCTTTTCGCAGCCTCCAGTTTTCCGAACAAGCGATCGATCTCCGTCTGTTCCATGGTGACCTCGCTATTGAACTCCCGAAAACGGTCATTCAACTTACCCTGCCACTTCTCGGCATCGGTTTGATAAGTTATCAACTTATAGATACCATAAGAAGCCGCCAATATGCCAGCTAACGCAATTGTCCAAACATTAGCTGCAAGAACCGCATTCAATTTTGATGTAGCGGCAGTAAGTAATCCAGTAACCCTAGCTCCAACCGATTTAGCGGCAGTATTGGCAGCAACACCGGCCGTATTCAAACCTGTTTCAAGTGTATTAGCCTTCCGGACAGAGGAATCAATCAAGGCTCTTTTTGAATTTACTTCCCTAGCGGCTGTATTCTTATTGATCTCAGCCGTGTTCAACCTTTCCTCAGCCGTATTCAACGCTGTCTCAGCTTTCTCTATTCCTTTCGTGGAAATAGATGTATCAACAGCCTTGATTTCCGTACGATAAGCGACAACATTTCGTGCGTGTTGAACCTCCTCCGCCTTGGCTATGGCAATTTTCTCGGATATCTTGGCTATCTCCCGGTTTTTTGCGGCTATCCGGGAATCTATAACCGCTGTTTCCTCACCCGCAGAGGCAAGAAGCCATCGCTGGTATTTCATTTCCTCCACACTCGCAATCGCAGTCTGCTTCTGGTCTTGTAATTTCAAGGCCAAGAGAGCCGCCCTGCTTTGCTTCTCGCTCTCCATAGCCATCTTCTTCTCTAGCGCAGTGACTTTCGCCGTATCAGCGTTCTCTTTATCGGCTATAGATGAAGAGCGGGCGGCTTCCAACTCCTCTTTCCTCAACTGGACATTCTTTATGGCTTGCTCACGTAACTCATCAGCCGCCTCCAAACGATCCTTGGCGGCATCAAGCTCCGTATTGGCAACTACAGCCACTTGGGTTAAGCGGTCCATTTCGGTCTTTATCTCGGTCTTTAACGCCTCGATATATTCCTTCGTCCCGGCGATCAAGCCTTGCTTAGATAGGTTCGCCTTAATCTCGGTTGTCTCTAGGTTCTTTAACGCCTCGGACTCGGCTTTGATAATCGCCACGCTCTCGGCCTTTTTGAGAGCGCCATAATAAGCTGCATTAGCGATAAGGGCGGTCTTATGCACACCATACAAAGCGATAAGTCCAGCCAAGGCGGAACCGATCTCCTTATAATGATCAACTAAGTAATTAGCCCCGGAAATACCACCTGTTATAAGAGCGTCATTAGATTTACCCACCTCATTGAACTTGGTCTCGATATTATCCATAAGATTGGATATCTGACCTGTCACAGCCTTCGACTGATCCCTCATCAAATTAAAGAAGGTTCCACCCTTATTGGTCATGTTCTGGAACGCTTTCTCAACTTCCGGGAAGCCTACACGACCGGCCTCAACCAAGGTATTCACCTCGCCGACACTAACATTAAGGATTTTCGCCAGTTCCTCATAAATAGGGATACCACGCCCGGCGAATTGACGAATATCCACGGTGTAAGCACGCCCTTGGCTACGCAACGTCCCATAGAGATAGATAAGATCACCTAAAGGAACAGAAACACCGGAAGCGACATTTCCAAGCATCTCCAGATCGGAGGTTATCTTATCGGCAGCCGTACCATACGCAAGAAGCTGTTTCGCCCCCTGCCCTACCTCCGTCAAGTTAAACGGGGTGACTGCGGCAAAATTAACGAGCTCTCCCATCAATACCTTTGCCTTTTCCCCACTATGTAACATCGTCCGGAAAGCGATATCCAGCTGTTGGAAAGTTCCATACACCGACACCATCTCAGAGGCGAGACGCTTAGCCATGTCCAATGACAGAAAGGCACCGGCAGCCGCCTGCATCCGCCCAAATGATTTAGCGACAGACGCACTGGCCGTATCGGTATGGCTTTGCATCATATTGATGTTCTGTACATATCTCTGTACGTTTCGCTGCATTTCGGATATATCCAGCGTCGCTTTAATTCCTATCGTTCCTTGAGCGTCCATTTACGTGTTACATGAATTGTGCAAAATATTCGTTAGCGTGAATTTTCTTTTCCAGAATACGGGACGGATCATCCGTTTTCTCATTTTTTGGTTTACTACCCGGTATAGCGGCATTGAGTAAGATGATATTGAGATAAGACCTCTTGGATACTACCTCCTCAAAGCTCATACGGTAATATTTCATCACTCCGCTGATGGTTGACCAAGCGGAGTCACTTCGGGCGTATTCGTCGTCCTCGTTATCTCGTTTAGCCCTTTTAGGAAAATGATAGTGTGTAAAAAAAAAGTGGCGTCCATCGTTTTCGCCATGTAATCCTGCAATTTTTTATAACGCCGCACGGTTAATCGTTTTTTAATGTACCCCCCGAAAAGCCAACGCATCCATGAGCTACGGAACATCGTGAGCACGGCTATTTCCGCCATTTTCTTGGATTCCCCATGGAAAAGTAAGGTTGCGGATACATCTAACAGGCCTTTTACCTTATCCTGTGTAATCTCTGGTAAATCCTTGGTTATCTCACCGATATCCCAAATCTGGTTATAGGTTATGGGATATACGAAAAAAGGAAGCAGACCGAATCGAATAATCGTCGGACGCTCCCCTATGGTATCGGCTACCCGTTTTTGTACATTCTCGTCTTTCATCCTCTCTCTACATTAAAGCCCCGGCCCGTATCGACCGGGGCTAATTCAACATCAACAACCAACACTACATATCAACGCCGGGAATCCGGCTAAACAACATCACACCTCAGCGGGGGCGGGAGCCGTATAAATCTTATTACGGGCCCCGCTGATCTCCTTCCCTGTCTTATCAAGGTTAGCGACCTTCTTGAACTCAAGGTTGAAATTCGGGAATCCGGACTTACCGATCGTACCGGTCTTTGTCACTTTCACTTTCATCTTAGCCCACTGGAAAATACGAGCAGGGAAATCTTGGAATTCTTTGGTCTTTAGTTCCACCGCTTGGTTAGGCAATTTATAACCTACCGTTTCCTCATTCCACTCCCCTTTCTTTGTATATCCATAAAGATATTTATAGGCGTTTTCCCCCATGTCGTAGGTCTGGACGGTAAAGCCCTCACTACCGGCGTCGGAAGGAAGCGAGGCATAGAGCGTATCCATATCCTCGACCTCTATATCGTTGTCACCCGGAGCTTGGTCATTATGAGAAAGCGAATCTTTCGGGATCGCAGTCACCTTAAAAATATTGGCTACCGTCTCGAAATCCGGATAATTGCCTGCGTCCTCGCCAGTCTCAATAGCAGGCGCCAATTTTAGGTAATCAATACCATATACCGCTGTTTTTGACATATCACTGATATTTAATTATAATACGTTACTTTAATTCTAAAATTCTGATAATGAGTATTATCATCATCATCTGAAAAAGATTCATCATAAAGGGAGAATTCAGCACCGGAACGTTTTGTGTAAACATTGCCTTCCGCATCTTCGGTCTCCTTGAACAATGGGGCTACCAGATCGGATATCTCATCAATCCTACCGCTATCCGGTTCATCGGTATCACTATCCTTCACATGGATATTCACGTTGACATATCCTTCTTGCAGCCCGGATTCTTGGGGAAACGGAAGATGATTAACGACGATATATTCCCTCCCGGAGAAATTACTCTCCCGATTGTTCTTAAAAATCCGGACACCCAAATTAGGAGCCGTCAGGATCTTGCATATTATCGTTATGGCTTCCTGTCCTCTCATTAAAAACCCGCTTTAGAAAGTATATTCCTCATTTTCGCCTTTACCTCATCCTTTAAATACTTCTCCGTTCCAGACAAGACGTTCTTACCCCTATTCTCCACCGATCGAGCGTAATTCATTCCAGCGATAATCAACAGAGTGTATCCGGTATCCCCGGCCAGCATCTCATGTATTTTATTATCCGCAAGAAATGCGGATTTATCCGTTATTCCGGAGCTACGCTTGAACTCACATTCTATGATCTTACCATCGAAAGCTATGACATAACCTATCGAGTTTCGTAGATTACTAGTCCTATCGATATAGGTTCCATGTTTGCGGGCATGGTTTACGGAGCCTTCCCCGATAACACGGAAGTTAAAGCAAATAGCCGCCTCGACTCTTTGAAGCTGCAATTCTAAAATGCCCTGTACCTTATTCCAATCCCCAGTCCTCTTGAAACTCATAAGAATATGCATGATTTACGTTTCACCGTACCAAAGCCTTTCACCCTCATTTCGACATTCGAGACAGTCCCATCCGCATTCGTAATACGAACACGGTCCCCCAGCTTTGGGATCACGGATAAAATAGAAGTTAACACTACCTGATAGGTGTACACATCGTCCTTTCCGTCTGCTGACGGAATGGTTCTCGCCGCTTGGTTACCATGAATTTTGCATGCACCTAAATCAATCCAGTTCTCATCCGCTTTCACCGGGTTGAAATCATCGTCATGACCGCCACCGGTTCTAACCAACAACTCTATTTTATCATCGTGCCACATATTACCAATAACTGGAACCGTCCTCAATAGATGTCAAGTCATTATCAAGAAGATACTCGGAGGAATCAAAGTCAAATTGCTTACACAACATCCTCATGTGCACTTCCAGTCCTTCCCGGTCATAAGAATTCGCACAATCTACTTCCTTTTCCGAAGTCAAGGAACGTAGACCAGATAGATAACCTAAAACAGCCTTTACAACCACACGCTTGTCCTCACATTCATCATCAGGCATTAAGCCAACATCATCGAGGGCATCATCAACAATCAACTTTGTAGGATTGAAATGCAAGCATTTGGCAATGAACACTTCCGAGTTCTTCATGATAACTTACTCCTTATTAGTTTCCGAAAGCTCCTTGATACGGTTATCAAGAGCCAGTACGACAGAGACACGAGGCTTTTCCAAGGCGTTCTCGGCAGCCAGATAGCCTTTCAGCTTCTCAGCGTCCTCAAAAGTCTTGACTGCGGCCACGATCTTCTGCCATTGCTGGGTCATGTCAATATCGGTAACAGGTTCCCTTTCCGAGTGCCCGGTGTCCGGCTTACCTCCGCCGCTACCATTCTCACTAGAACGGGCATCGACCTTCGCTTCCCCGGATTTCTCCCCATCGGCCACTCTCAAGGCCAACCCCTTCTCGATCGCATGTTCCGCACGATCATCCGGTAGTGACGTGATTACGTCACCCGGATAGAACATATCTCTCGTTTCCTTATTCCGAAACGCCTTAATCGCTACAATCTTCATAACTGTACCTGTTTATACCTCCGGGACATTGTCCGCCGAAGTAGGGTTAATAACTGAGGCGTCTTCCGCAAATTTCTTGTCGGTATTCCGGACCTGCAGATTCACGACGCCATTGATTGCGGTCACGATTGGCACCGCACGCCAAGTAGCCTGAGTGAACTCCGCCGGAGTCTGGCCGGAGCTTTCTCCCGTACGCCATTTAGCAATACGGATGCCGTGATCTGCGTCCGTATAATCGACATCGGGATCTGGCATAAGTTTATTATCCTCGACCGCAGGTTGAACCTCCGCCAATTTCTTGTCTTTAGTCTCCGGGATAAAAGTAACGACGTTCTCATCCCAAGGGATAATATTAGTGGGTTTACCGTCCTTTTGGTAAGCCGTACGCTTATTGATCTCCACGATAGGAGGAATTTTCATGGAGGAAAGCAAGGCGTCAAACTCGTCTTCTTTCACGATCCTCGTGGCCTTGTCCCGACCTAGGGCGGCCAACCGGATATTCAACGTACGCAGCATCCAGTACTTGACCCATGGCGCCACCCATATCTCCTTGAACTCGATACCTTTTTGCCGATACATATAAATGATCTTGACAAACAGGCCAAGAAGATCCATGCTCTCATTATTCAAGTTGGCCTCGGTCCACTCAAATTCCTTCGGGAGCAACAATTTATTTTCCGAAGGCATCCCGTAATCAACCTCATAAGTTATACCCTCCGGATTATCAACCGCTGGGTCGAACAAGGCAACGCCACCACCGGAAAGCGATTTCAAAAGGATCTCGTCTGCGACATCCTTACAACCCAGATAACCGTCCTTGAAATCACCTAGGATGATCTTCTCCATTTCCTTGATTTTCTGCTCCGGATTAAGATGATTGTTCTCATACACCTCAAGCAAAGACCTCAACGTCTTTACCGTCATCTTGAACTTATGTCCGAAACGGGGGATTTCCCCACTCCATACCTCGAAGCCCCGCCCTGTACGCAACGGAGTATCGGAATCGTTACCGATCACGGCGGCACGGATACGGACACTGTATTGCCCCATGATACCTTCCGCCGTCAATCCCAGTTTAGGCGGACGAAAATCACACAGACGATCCACGTAGGTCTGTTCCCACAATGTCTTGTTCGCCAAGCTAGCCTGATCAAACATAATCTGCATCGACCCAAGCCAATCGATAGGTTTACCTGTCTTGGGATGATTGACATCAAATGTCGTAAATATAGAACGCATTTTAAACCTCCTCTCTTAATACGATTTCGTGAATTGGATATTGGGGTTTGTCTTAAGGCAGTGCCCCGCAATAAACTTCTCCGGGATAGGCGGGATACGTCTTTCGTAGAAATACGCCCCCTTAGAGTCCGTCGTGACATCAACACTCGTCTCGTCCCGACCGACAACCGTACCCTGCTGTTCCGCAGCGTTAGTAACTCCCTGTGGGGCGTCAACCGGGAAAACAACCGGAGCCTTGCCCTCACCCTCAACGGAACCCGCCATAACCTCAAACAAGGCATCACCAACTTTCAAGCCGGTTATCTCCTTCGACAAAGTGATCACATAACCATTGCGGTCATGCTTGATTTCCTCAATGCTAGCCGTGTCCTCAAAGTTCCCTGTCTCACCTTTCGCCACATGGTCATTGACCATGAAGATAGGAGTCAGATACTCATCACACTCCAAGGAAACCTTCTTAGCGTCCGTCGCATTAATGGCGACAACCCTTGACGCCTTCAATACAACGACCTTACGAAGTATCTCGTCATATTGGGCTAGGGACGCTTCCGGAATAACAGCTCCAATAGGATATTTCACCTTGACAATATCCAGATTGAAACCGCCGCTAACACTCAAGGCAGGCGAACCGGTACAAACGGGACGCATACCGCCAAACTTTTGTTTCCGAAATTTCATTTTACTCTCAATTAATAGTTAAACTTACTTTTCCTCAGAGGCAATCGCACTCAACCAACCGTCAGCGACAGTCTTGTTCGCCTGATCGTCGGAGACCTGCGCTCCTTCTGCGGTCTTGGGCTTTAGACCTTTGTTGATAAGATGTTGTTTGTAACCCGTTAGGTATTCTTTCGGGTCCTTGTCCTCCGGTACGGTAACAAACTGCATCTCATCCTCACTCAAACCCAGATCCTTCATTGCGCTGGCTATTTTCGTTTGCCGTTCCGATTTGGTTCTTTCGGCTTCATAGGCATCGATCTTCTGCTGGAAAGGCTTCCATCTTTCTTCCATTTTGGAAGAGAAATAGTCATCAAGCTCATCAGCAGTGTAAGTTTTTTTGCCTCCCTTGCCTTTTCCCTCTTCGCTACCACCGGCATTCACAGGTTTCCCGTCCTTCAATCCGTGCTTTTCCTCGTAATTACTTACAGAAGTCGAGGCAGCTTCATTAGCCCGGTAATCACCATACGATTTCACAACGTCTTGAATAGTGATGCCGTCCACAATGGCCGTAATCTGACTTTCATCCGTTACATTTTCCGCTTTTTTAGTCGCAATCCGATCTAGGACCGCTTCGTCTATGCCCACAAACTTGGTCTTCAACGCATCCAAAAGTTTCTTTTTCATAACCAACATTCAATTTTGCCGGTAAAGATATAAAGTTTTTTGTATATGCATCTATTAAACACACTTTACAACTAAAAGCGAATCAATATATTGGATTAATAATTGATTTTTTATTATAAAAAAGTTATTCATATCTTTCATATATTAAATATTTGGTATATTTTTGTAATGAATAAATGAATTTATTAAACGCATATAATTTTAAGAATATGGATTACGCAGTATTATTTGTAGATGGAAATCTAAAAGAGTTTCAAACACGTGAAGAAATGATGCAATTTGGTGTCAAGACCAAATGGAACCAAGTAGTTACCTATGGTAAAAAAGGATACTTGAGCCTGCTCACTACCAAAAGTGGAAAGAAGTAAAGGCCGGTGCCATCAACAAGAACAATTTATTATCAACATTAATGCTACATTATTATGACAGTCACAGATTTAATTGAACAATTACAAGAAATGAACCCGGAAGCAGAGGTTCGCTTCGCTTTCCAACCAAGATACCCACTTGAATACAGGATAGGGGAAGAGATCGTCCAGACCCAGGACGAAAGTAAAGTCTACATCGCTGATGCCGGCCAGATCGGTTACTTAAACAGCGAAGTCTCGGAATTATTAGATTGGAATTAAACAACCGGGCGGTCAACCGCCCATAAATGCTACATTGATTATGAAAGTGATTATTAAAGGACAATCCGTTGATACCAAGGTATTAGTTATCAACAATGACAAGAATGAGATCATGATTACCGAGAGCGAGGATGGTAGTTTCATCGTAACCAAAAGAGAGGACAACGAAGAGGTCATTGCCGCTTATGTGAAACCGGAAGAGACTAACGAGAAACGCCCGGTCATGATAATGATCAAGAATGTAAAAGGTGACGGATTTTCAGACGCATGCCTCTGGGAATTGAACCGGAGCGGCGTTGAGACCGGAAGTGTTATCAAAGGTGTTTTCGATCCAGTGAGCAATGCTGTTGATTTCACGTCCCCCAATGGCGATGACTGTTGCGCATGGGTCGACTCCACATGTGAGATCCTACAAACGATCCCGAGGCATGAGCTAAAGCCCGGAATGGTGTTTTTTCATGGAGACCACCCCGAGAACCACGTCGTCCTATTGAAAACGTACAAAGAGAGTGCCTCGATGGATCACGTGCAACGCAAAAACGATCGCCCCGAACGCTACTCTATGGGATACGGATGGTTCGACTCTTATTACTATGTCCGGACAATGCCGGATGATGAGTTCAATAAATACAAACTTGAAGATTAGGCGATATGGCCTCCAGCTATGAAGCCCCGGCGGAGGTCCGGGAGCTTGAAAAAAGACTTAATGATTTCAGCTATCGGAAAGGATATAATATCGACCAAGTCTTTGACGACTTCCTCCGTTATATCATATGGGCTTTCTCCCTTGATGGGAAGCCCATCGATAACTGGAAATACAAGAAGGAAGAGCAACTATTTTTCCTTGAACTGTTACAAGAGTGGATAAGTGTAATGGATAAACAGATAGCCCTTCATGAATGGTACGACGCTTTCGGCGATTTATATATGTCATGCATAGCATCCTCCGGAAGGCAAAGCGGCCGGGCACAATTTTTCACACCACCGGGAATATGTGATTTAATGGTAGCTATCAGCGACAATGGAGAAAAAAAATCCACCGATATATGTTCAGATCCTACATGCGGCAGCGGCCGTAACCTACTGGCGTTCCACATTAAGCACCTCGGGAACTACCTTTGCGCAGAGGATATAGACCAAACATGTTGCATGATGACTGTTTGTAACTTTATCTGTCATGGGGCCGTAGGAGAAGTGATATGGCATGACTCGCTCAATCCGGATAGTTGGTTTTACGGATGGAAGGTGAACGAAGGACTCAACAACCCTCTTAGTAAATACTACGGAATACCCCATGTAAGAAGCATAGAAAAAGAAGAATCGTATGTATGGCAGAACTGGCAAAACATGAAGGCAGAGTATGAAAAGAAAAAACATGAAGTTCTTCCTGCCGATCCGCCTCTAACAACTCCACAACAAAAGAGCCAACCGGTTCAATTAAGTTTATTTGATTAATAATAAAAAAGAAAACAATGAAACGATATAGATTATTTCTCAACGGAATACTGGTTCACGAATCAGACAGCCTCACGGAAGAAGAGTGGCTCATGTGTTTTATTCCCGGATCGAAGATTTGGGACGATTTTGACGGATTATATATTTCATAAACAGATCGCATATATTAAATATTTGATTTATTTTTGCGCTAAACCTAAAAAACAATACGTATGGAACTATCATTAGAAGATTTATTAAAACAAATTGACGAAACAAAGTACTTGACTTTAGAATCAACCACTGCTATTGACTCTTTCGGATGTGACATTGTTCCCAGACTACAAAAGAAGCTATCTTTAGATGAGAAAAATAAAAATCTTTCAGAAAACGATGTCTGGGATCAAATCAGAGATCGCAAAATCAGCAGCGATATGGTAAGAAATGTATTATTTAAAAAATAGCAATATGGATCTCAAAAGTTTAAGAATTGGAAATATCGTACAAGCAGGCGTAAAAAAGGATACTCCTGCAGTTATTGTTTTATTGAAAGAAGATGGAGCAATAGCCCGAACGAAGCAAGGTACAGACATGGAACAGATATTCCCTTTCAACCTTACCGAATCAATTTTAACAAATTTGAAATTTGAACAATCAGGAAATGCAAACCTTAGAATCTACAAAAAGGCCTGTATAAGAGTTGAAGTGAAGGATATATCTAGTTTCGGAAAAAAGGAAACACAATTTATGATCAAATTAGAAGACAGTAGTCTATGGCAAAAAATCATCACTTCAGTCCATGAATTACAAAACTTTTATTATGAACATACAGGACAAGATTTAATAGATGAAACAAATTAGGAAAGTATACCATGTTGAGTTCGTTTCACCAATCGAGATCGATGGAAAACCAGAGAAACATTTCTACTTCGGCTCACAGGCGGCGATTTACGACACTTTCTCCTCCGAGCAGGTAGGAATATCTTACGGTTATTTAAAGTCGAAATTTCACCTTGAGATAGAGCCTTACAGCAACGATAAATGTACCATTCGGCTGGGGGTTTTACGTTGCAAGGAAAAATCAGAATAAAAAAGAGGTCTGAAAAAGCTTCAAGACTTATATAATGAGAAGGGGGAGACGGAGGACACCCCTTCTCATTATATAAGTCTTTCATTTTCAATATGTTATCAAACATACAACAACCTATTGTTTTACATTTTTACTATCTATACTTTTGCATCAAAATTAATCATCTAAAAGATTAAGAATTATGGCAAAAAAATTTATTACCAAAAAAGGTAAAAGCAAACAGTTTCCCAACATGGTATACGTTGATCCTGTAGATGTCAACGCACCGCAAGACTACATTATCAGCAAAAAAGTTATTTTTGATGGAGGCTTACATTCATTTTCCATAGCAGAAGTGAACTGGAAAGGAGGAATTAGTTATGGAATGAGATGGAATATGAGTATGAAAGAAAAGGAGAGAGACGATAAGAAAAACGGTTTGGCTCCCTGTTACGGAATGCCCTTTTCCACAAGAACACCGGTGTGGTTCATTATCCCACATATCACAATCCAAGAGATAAATCGTATGATCGAACAAGAAAAAGAACGATTAGCAAAAGAAGACTTTTATTATGAGTAATTGATCTTTATCGGGGATAAGACATATCCCCGATATTAACCTAAACTTTCGCATACCTTGAATTATCCCTAATGAAATACGGCAACGAAGCCGCATCATTCATGCGTTCCCTGTTGTTATGTATCCACATGACGAAAGCCTTCGGAGGTCTTTTCACCTCTACCTTTGACTGGAACTTCGAAATATCCTCACCCATCAATATCATATCCGTTAACGTCGATATCTCATCATCTGATGCGAGTATAGCGACCGCATGGCATCGGCAATTCGGGTGCCAGCCGACAAACTTGAAACCCTTCGGATACCGTCCGGCCAAATCATCGCATATATCCCTCTCCGGGTGGTTATCAGACACCCGTATCTCGATACCGACAACAAAATTCAATTGCGCCCACCGCTCAAAATCCGCTGTCCGGTAAGCTATATTGGTCTCGGAACGGGTGAAACGCTGGGCGTTCCGATAACTGCTACGGCATTGGCCGGGACCAGGATGATACGATTTAGCATTCTTCGACAGAACCAATTCTCCCCGCTCATTACGCACACGACGATATAACCTATCGGGCTCTTGCAAAAAGCCTTTGATCAAAGTAGCCATCCTGTTAGCTGACATTCCTTGCCCCAAGTAGCAATCGATCGCCAACTCCATATCCTGCCGGAACTGGCCCTCATATTTCCATATACGTTGTGATAGGTTTAGGCCACCATCCTGCCTCGTCTGGGAAAAGAAAGCGTCCATAGCCTTTTTATTCCGGTTGAAGTACATGGCGAAACGTTTATCCGAAATAGCGTTCGCCCCGAATATGGACATTACAAGCTCATCCGCTTTGATATTAGCCTGTTCCCACTCGTTCTTTATTCCGTATTGTACTTGCTGGTAAAGTCGGCTATAAAGCTCCCGCAACAACGCATTCGCCCGATCAGAGATTAGTGGATAATCAGAAAAGGTAAAAGCCTTCTCCGGATCGTAATCCGGCTCGATCTCCAACGCTAACGAAATGAGCCTTCGCATCACGTCCAAATAAATCGTACGAACCCCAGCCGCATAGCCTTCCGTACGGTCGAACAATTCTTTCTTTATCTTTTCCTCATCAATATTGATCATAACCTACTTCTTTTCGAACATGGGACACACCCTATTTCCCCACGCCCTGTAGTATCCTATTTTATCGCAAAATATCATATGGTCGCCATTTTGGCCGCTATGCTTGCAGTTCCGGCAATCGACCAATACCGGAAGTTTACCACTTGTCTGTCCCATCATTCAGCCATTCCAAAAGTGTCCATTTTATTACGTTCCTTTTCCTCCGCTAAACTAGCCTCATGTTCTCTCTGGATACGTTCCTTCTCCGCCTGATTGTCTTTAATCAACGGGTTCATTTCAATGAGGGTTTCCTGTGACATTCCACCGGCGTTATACATCCTTACCATATTGTTGATAAGAGCCTCAATGTCCTCCCCAAACGGTTCTTGGAATTCATGCGTTACCTCTAATGCGTCAAATTCGGCTTTCAAGGATATATCCAGCACATTGCTGATGATAGCCTTGCTCAACTTGAATATCCGGTTAGCATACTCATCGTGTCTCTCCTTGTGCTTGTCCGCCTTGATCACCGCCAATATCATCAATTGCCGGAGAGCCTTGGCCGACACGTTAGACAATCCCTTGATCGTTTCCATGTCAAGTTTCGGAGTGAAAGAGAACCTGTGTATCTTCTCGTCCAGTTCCTCCCCTTCCTGTTTCTGATTCTCCGGGGAGTTGTCCCACGTCAAGTAGCGAACCTCCGGTTTTTTCGTCCCGTCTGCGGTAGGTTTCAGTATGAACAACTTGCTATCCTCTCCCTTTTCGGGAAGAGAATTAATGATTTCCGAGTCAGCAACCAAGGCCGGATCGGAAAAGCGATCATTCACGTCCGCCCGACGGCTCACCATCCATTCCTTTCGTTTTATCATAGGCTCAACCTCAGCGCATTCAGCCTCTTGTTCAAATAATATCACGGGGATTTTTCCGGCACGATTTATTTCTTCCTCCCTTTCCCAGCCAAAGGAACGCCGCTTGCAATTATAGATGATCTTGCTCGTGTAGATATCGACATGATAGACTACCTCGCCACCACCCTCCTGCAAATAATATCCACGGGCAAAAGCTATCATGCGACGGAACTGGTCCTTCATGAAATAGATGTCATCACCAAGACTCTTCGCCAACACCGTCAAGGTAACATCTGCCTTGCCATCATCATTCTGGAACGTATGGAATAACAAGGCACTTTGGGTCTCAGCCCCGGCCAGCCGTTTCGCCTCACGTATCTTTGCGTCAAAGCGTATATGCTTAAGAAAATCAAGATATTTGGAGAAAGCCCTATCCGTTCCCTTGGTTGATTGAATCCATTTCAAGGGACGGCCGTACAAAAAGACTAACGCTATCTCATTGATGAAGACCGGATAAGGAATAGGTATCTTCCATTTCTCTTCCCAACGTAAAAATTTTCGCTCACCTGTTGCGGGATCTTTCTTTCCGAAAACAGCCTTTTTAGGTCGCTTCATCACATCATGCTGCTTTGTCTCATATACCTTCAAAGCCTCACCCACACGCTTCGAGTTATCGGTCATTTGAGCGATAGCCCGGCCAACATCATTCTCTTTCAACAAGACCTCAAACTCTTGTTTCCTCCCTAGGGCTGCATTCACCCCATTCCTAAACCAACCAAACAATCCCATTGTCTATAAATTTTAATTCTACATCATCCTAATGCGTTCAATACGTCCTCCTCATCATCTTCCGAAAACTCATAATTATCATCCAGCAGATAATTAATCGCATAGACAAGGATATCCACATACTCATCGTGAGTCTTAGCCGGGAATTGGCTAACCTCATCAACAAATTCCTCGTTCCAGTCTCCCTCGACCAAGATCACCCGGCCACACTCGATCTTAGGCGATACGGCATGCAAGCGGACCTCCTTGCTATCGGTCGGGGCCGGAGTCCTAGTCACGTTCAACTTAGTATACTTTCGAACCGCCTGTATTACCGAAATACCGTTCGCCTTCGGCTCAATCCGGATCGAGCTACGGCCATCATATCCATGAGCCTTTACGTAATCCGGGATGAACCTCATCAGCTCCGGAAATTCCTTCCACACCTTTTGCGCATGAAAAATAAACAGGTAGTTCTGTAACAGACAGGCCGCCAGTATGCCTGACGGGTCATTATCACTCTTCTGTTTCTTCTCGTCGTAGGCGGTATCAAGAAAGAAGTGTATCGCAGCCCTTCCACGGATAGCAAGGAACTGGGACAGGGAGATATGTCCGAACCACTCCGCCTTGATGATATTACCGCCATCCACGGATGGGGCCTGCTCATATTGTCCGGCGTATTGTCGTGAACCAAGGTCTATCTTCGCCTCGGCGATAACTTCCCGGTCAATACGTACCGGATCGAGCAAGCCGTCAATGTACCGTTCTTTCAGCTCCGGAGGATTGACACGGTCCGACACCTCGGCCGGCAAACAGATATGACGGATCTTGTCTCCCTTCTTCTTGAGCAAATACCCCGTGACATCGTCATCATGCAAGCGCTGCATGATCGTGACCATTGGGGTGTTCTTCTTATCGACCTTACGGGACGATAGTGTCTTCGTATGTTCGTTAGCCTGTAGACGCAGCGAATCGGACTCGGCCTGCTTCGGGTTCACGGGGTCATCATTGAGGATGATATGGGCATGTTTACCCGTGATAGTACCGCCGGTAGACGTGCTATACCTTGCGCCACCCTTCACATTCTCATAACTGCCCTTTCCGGACTTATCATGCCTTATGATTATCTCCGGAAACAACGTCCGATACAGGTCGGAGGTGATTATGTCCTTTGACTTCGAGGCATGCTCTAGCGACAAATCACCGGAATAAGAATTCGAGATAACCCTTAACCGGGGGTCCTGTGTCCACAACCAAGGATGCCACATGATGGTTACGATCGTGGATTTCGTACTACCGGGAGGAATGTTGATGATAATATCGTATGGCTTCGGCAAACGATTGACGATGTAATAAGACAGGTCTTGGAGCTCCTTGCAGATATACTCAATATGCCAGTTGAATACCGGAACCTCCGGTATAATAACCGCCCAGAACGTCTTGACGAAATAGTAGAAAGATTTCCTACACTCATCCGCTTGCACCGCCCTTGCCAAACCTAATATATCATCACCCGACAGATTCACTACTCTTTAGCCTCTTTATCCCGCTTCTCCGCAATACTCAACAACACTTTTCTCTCCTCATCCGAGAGCCTCGATAAATCGAACTCGCTCTTGACCTGGACACCACCGGGAACGACAACCTCCCTACGCTCCGAGTATCCCCGATCCTTGCCCTTTGTCTTTAGATAGAAGATGATAGCCGCCGTGTCACCGTTCTGGATTTTCTTCAATAGCGACGCCTCAGCCACATCTATCTGCAACTCGCCAATATCATCCGCACGAGCCTTAAACTCCGGGTCCTCCTTATACCAGCGATAAAAGGTCTGACGGGAAAATCCCGCTTTCTCGCAAGCGTAAGTCACGATACCGCTACTATCTTTCAAGGATGCCAATAGCTTTTCCTTGTCTTTCTGAATATCATCATCTGATTTCGGCATTATACACCTCCTCCTCTTTCTCTATATAAATCACCCAGTACCGCCCGATAACTTCTCTTCTTAGGATCACCGGCCACCAATATCTGATATACCCTCTGGCATGTCCTAGACGACTCCCGTCCGGTCATACGGGAATATAGTTTCTTCGCCGGCTCATGCCCAGGATACATATCCGGATGCTTGGCCGCCTTTAGCATCGCATCCTTTAGCACTATCCGGTAATCCTTGTCCTTATCGATATCAAACTTCTTGTCCTGTTGCGAGCTCCGGAACATATCCGTATCCCAATAAAGCATGACAAGATCGGCGTTAGGCTCACGGCGCAATACCCTCTCGTAAAGATTGGGGTAGAACTCCATAACCTTCGGCAACGACCGGATCGTGTCAATGCTAAAGAACTGGCTTATCCGCAACTTATTGACCGGGACCCCAGTCTTATACAGATAGACATAAGTCATGGGGAGCGTAAGACGGTTCAATTTTATGTACAACCAGATATCGCTATCCCGCCAGTCATAGATCGGATAAAGGAATATGGAATTACGCATGATGGCAATCGACTGCCGTCGCTGGATAGACTCGGCCACACGCAGCCCGACCATGCACTGGATACTTTGGAACATCTTCTTCCCGAATTGCTGATAGGTCATCCCCATCCGGAACATGGAATGATTACGGATGGCGAACTTAGGCATAGGTCTCACCCACACGCTTTCCTTGCCCGGTTCCCAGCAAATAAAGCTCTCATCGTTCTCCAACCTGTTGCAGCAATTAAAGTGCCGGATAGGCAAGCAGAACCAATAAAACTTGGCACCGAGAGATAGGAAACGGGAACGCCATTCAAGGGCTATCTGCTCAACGTCCGGATAGATAGCTTCCTCATCGAAGAAAACCACGATAATACGGCTAAAAGGAATGGCATACTTGCGCATAGTCTTAACCAGCATATCGCACATGCAAATAGAATCCTTGCCGCCAGAGAAGCTGACACCAACGATCTTATTTGTGTTGAAGGCTTCGAGTATCCTACGCTCAGCAGCCTCCACTACATTAACATTCAACTCTTTTGTAAACATATCTAGTTACGCCTTATGATTTGAGCCTTACTAAACCTTTGTTCCCGTGAGGTCAAGAGATCGAGGAACTGATCCCGGTCAAGACTTGACAGCCGGAATATCTCCTCCTTACTCATACCGATTTTCCGTGATATCTCCTCAACCGACAACCCCTCGCCAAGCAATTTCTTAACGATGTTCTCCATCGGTTCAAGCAAATGCGTACCCCTTGCCCGGTTAAACGTAATTGTCCCAGCCATATCATCCGCTTGCGTGTCATGGTACACGATCACCACCGGAATCTTACCCCTTAGCAAGGTCTTGAGCGGTTCCCGCCCGGATACCAGCCAACGGTGAAACCCGTCGATGATCGTGAAGTCCGGACGTATCACGATAGGAAAGCAAAAACCGTTGCTCATGATACTTTCCGTCAACAGCTTCAAATTCTTCTCCAATACCTTGTTCGGGTTGTAGTCATTGGGCTTTACCAAATCCCTATCGACAAATTGCAGTTCCCGAAGCGGCTTAAATAAATCCTTTTGTTCCATGTCCATACGTTTAAAGGGTTATCTCCTTACCACAATGAGGGCAAACCATCGTCCTAGCCGACTGCATCCCTTGTTCGATCTCCGTGACCTCTTCCTGATCGGCTTGCTCTTTCTCCGGCGTGAACTTCTGCTCCTTCTTCGCCGGCTCATCAAAATGTACCCCCATGTTATCCGGGCTGATCTCATTAATAATGGCGTCGAGATATTCCGGAGTATAGCCGATAATATCGACCTCGCCAATCTCCTTTATGATCCGCTCCACATCACCGAAGCTAACATAGGACATATCCTGTATCTTGTTATCCTCCAATAGCAGTTTCTTTTTCTGCTTATCGGACAGGCCGTACATGACTGTCACGTCGGCCTCTTTCTCCCCCATGTAGTCCAGGGCTTTCTTCTTGCCATGACCACACAGTACCATGAAATCCTCATCAACCACGATCGGGTAATATTGCCCGTATTGTTCCATACTTTGCGCTAACGCCTTGACCTGTTCCTCCGGATGAACGTTCGGGTTGTTTGGGAACTCCTTCAACTGCGATAACAAAACTCTCTTTTTCTCTAACTTTCTACCTTTCATATCACAAACTATTAATAAAACGTCTTGCACTCTCAAACCAGCGGGATGCCTCCATAACGACAGTCTTATCGACCTGCCAATAGTAGCTCCAGCCCTCATCTGTACCGGAGCATTGCATTGGCCATACCCCGGTGCTCTTAATCCATCCCTCCGGCAAGTCGTACACCGGCGGTATTTCCCTGTTCATAAAATAGTGGATCACGGCAAGTACTTGCTCATGCGACCAGTCGGACAATGGCGAATAACGGGTTATCCCATTGAGATCGGTGTAAATGTTCGTTCCTCGCCCCACAAAGTTCCCATCCATGAGGCGACGGCCAAGAAGGACCATATCAAGATTGTTATGAGTCACGAACCAACGCTGCGCTGAATGATGCAGTAACTTATACCACTTCGCCAAGATTTCGGAGCGATACGGGAAAAGCATGTCCGGATGATCAGCCAGCCACCTCATACCGATATTGACATCGTATATCTCTAAGCCTTCCGGCTTATTCCGCTCAACCCATTCCATGAACATTCGCAACTCCAATGATCTTGATGTCCCCATGACACAGCGATAGATTCCGGCCCGCTCACATACATACTGCAGGGCGATGCTATCTTTCCCACCGGACCATGCGTAACCAACACGCCTGCCTCTCGTTACCTTCCAGATAGCATAAACGGTTTTCTTAACCAATGCCTCAGCCTCGGCCCGGGAAACCAAGCTCTCGATATGTTCCCAAGCCCATACGAAATCCTCGTTCCGAGCGTTCTGCTTTCTTCCAATCGCCATATCAATTAAACTGTAAAGCCATTGCTACACTAACCACATTCTGCCCTTGATCATACTTCAACTGTAACCAATTGTACTGCGTGACTTTAAAACGGAGATTCGCTATAAAGCCGGACCACGCACGAAGCGAGTATCCGGCATTCACAACTATTCGCCTATAATCCCAGCCGCCAACCACCTGTAAACGGTCACCATCGAGAAAAGCCCGGCCATTATAAAGATTATCCCACGTTGAATCAATCATGAAGTCATGAGGCAACTTCATGGTAGCGGAAAGCGTCTCAGTGAATAACCCGGTTTTAGTATCGTACATGTTCCGGGAAAGCAAATAGAAGTGTTTTTGATAGTTCACATTCACCCATGTGCCAACGGTTACCGCTTCGGCGACCCTGTTATACTGCAGAACCGGGGTGAGCGATAACCATTCGGCAACGTCCGCCCGGAAACCAACAAAAGGGGTGACATTTATGCCTTTATCTTTCAGTGATACTGATACAGGCATAAACAACCGATAGCGGGTCGGCTGCGTTATGCCGTCGTAAACCTGCGCATGCGTTCCGGAAATAGCCAGAACAGCCAACAAAATGATATATACTACCTGTCGCATAGTGCCAACTCCTTTCTGTACTGTTCATACAATTCACGCTGATTGTCCAGCGCCTCACCTTGCTTCCGGCAATATGAACAAGCTGTGTTCTTATTACCCTTTCTTATCGCATAAACGCCATGCTCTGGACACACGAATACATTGTACTCTTCTGGGTCTGATATAGCGATAATGTACTTCTCAACCTTGCATAACTTTTTCATCTTCCGTTTCTACACTAATAGTTAAATTCTTTCCATTCAATTCGTCGTAAACTCTATTAAGCTCAATTAAGCTATTACGAGCTTCTTTTAGCTTTCCGTTGAATCTGGTCAACTGACTATTCAAGTCATCCAAATCCCTCACAACTATCTTTAATTCGATTGGTCCCGGTTTTAGATGCCGCCTATAATCCAACGCAATCACACCGGAGGCTAGGATAGTAAAAAGCGAACCAGCAACAACCAAAGGGATATTCCCGATCAAGTTCCCGTATGCGAATACAGGCAAGCCAACAATCATACTTGTGAGAATACCGTAGAACAAACCTTTCTCCGTCATTCGCTTACCCATAATAGCGAAGACTGTCGGTAACATGACCGAGGAACGGAGCGTACCATAAAGGAGGAAAAGATACAAGATAGTAAGACCGGGAGTATTAGCAATTAGGATAGCGATAATCGTAACGGCAATCATGGCGAACCTCGCTGTGCGTACCTCATTAGCAAAAAGGATAAATAGCAGATTGTTATTCTGTATCCTCTCATGCCATTTCTCATTAAGGGATAAGCGAGTTACTACATCATGCCCGGCGACCGAGCTAACGGCGCATATTATGCTATCGACCGTTGAGATCAACCCGGATAATATCAATACGAAAAACAGATAGAGGAACCATTTCGGGCAAAAGGCGATCACGGCCCCCACGTTCGTCAGTTGTGTATCACTGATATCTAAGCCTGTCCCGGCGGCGATAAAGCCAAACAAGGCCAAGGAAATAGGCACAACTGCAAAAATAACGGCCGCCATCATCATCGTGCGTTTAACAGAATCATATTTAACGCAAAAAGCCCTTTGCCAAAACATCTGGTCCCCAAACGTACCAGACAAAAGACCAATCGTCGTAGGTATCCCAAAACCTAAAGCAACCAGCAGACCGTTATGGGAAAATAAGCTACCGAAATCCCCGGTTACACCTCCCAAGCCATTTGCCAAAGCGCCGGGTCCGGCATTTGACAGCATGATAGGAAGCCCAGCGACCAAGACAACCACGATCCAGAGCATCTTCCAAAAATCCGTTATGATACTGCTTCGTATGCCACAGGCAAACGTATAGAACAAAGGGCATACCGCCATCACGATCGTTGTCGTGGCAAACGATATGCCCGTAATCTTCGAAAAGATGGTAGCCCCGGCCAAAAGCTGTACGGCAAAGCTCATTACCTGCAAACCAAATGACTCTACCAAGTACAACGAATGACAACGGTTCGAATACTTCTCACGTATATAATCCGAGAACGTCCAGCCATCTGGCCGGAGCTTACGCATCTTATTGGCAAAGAAAGCAAACAAAACCAACGTTAACACATTTGGCACGACAAACCAAAAAACACCAGCAATACCCTGTGTATAGGCCTTCTCACTCGCCACAAACATCGACGGAGCCCACACCCATGTGGCAGCCATCGAAAAGGCGGTCAACAGCCACGGCATTGACCGGTTCGCAACCAAAAACTCCTCTTTTGTCTTTTCCCGCTTCCGAAGGAAAAACACCAGCGCAATCATTGCGGCGAAATAACCGGCAATCAGCGCCCACCCCTCTAAACTCTCTAAACTTCTCATCCTACTTTTTTTTACTTTACGGTGTAACATCTGTAATTTGTAGGGCAAATATATAGAAAGTGAGCTTATTAGAAGCACTTTAGAGGAATTTGAGGGAATAACGCCACTTCAGCAAGCGCACAAAACATCTAAATATCAATGCATTAATTAGCAAAATAAGATTTAACGGTCTTGATAAAGGCATCAAGGCAATAACAGACCGCAACTTTATATCCCCTTCGGCTCAATTCTTCCAATACGTTATCTTGACTGTCAGTTGTGGTATTCTTTCCAACTTTCAACTCAATGAACAATCCGGGATATTTACCTACGGGCTCGGGAATGAAGATATCCGGTATCCCAATCAAGTAACCCATATCTTTCATTCGCTTTCCAGTCATGGCCCTTTTTGCCTTATCTCCACCAAACGCATATCCTGCGGGAAAAGAAGTTATCAATCGATTTCGGTATTGCATTTTATACCAAAACACGCAGCTCACTTGCAAATCATCTTCCAATCTTTTACTCATCATCCATCAGTTTTAAAATCCATCACAGATTAAAGAAAGGGAGAGGGAGAGAATAACACACACCCCCCCTCTAGTCCCCCCCAAAAATCACCCGATATTCTCGCCCGGTTTTGTCACCTCGATCTCGATTAACTGCATACAGTTTGCGGACGTGAATAACTCAAGCGTTTCCCGTGCCGGTAATACGATTGTCATATAAACGGCATTCGGTATGTATTTATACCTCGCCGCCTTTATCTCGTACATGCTGATAGCCTTGTCGCTTCTCACGGTCAAATTCCATCGCCCATTAACCAAGCTCGTCACCACGATATTACAACCATGCAGGAAAGTGCCTTCCTTGTACTCGCCATATTCGTCGTGATGACTCGCCGGTCTATCGTGTGTATCGTTCAGCACCTTTATCAAATCGACGGAGAAACGTTTCTTTTTGAGCGGAGCCGGTATACTGATTGCCGGGTTCAATTGCACTTTCGCTTTTTCAGATACCGGTTTATTTTCCGGCGATTGACCGAAATAAGATGCCAACCCCTGCAAATTTTCATTCGATACTTGTTCTCTCAAAATATCTTTCATCATGTCTTTGTCTTGCATAACTTTATAGAATTAATATGATACTTTATTTTTCAGACTCACTGTTAAACTTGTGATAATCACAATAACCTTCACCGCTCACTTTCATTTGCATTATAGGCATCAGCGAACATTCAGATGTAGTCCCATAAACCCCTAGATAATGCTTACAATTCTCGCACTTCCTTGACTCATCCCGATAACCCATCCTTTTCAGAAGCTCTGTTTGTAATTCCGGTCCGGTCAACTTCAAACCGGCATCATTCTTGTTTTCCATATCTAAACTTTGTAAAGTGAATAATAGGCAGGGGAACCGCCTCATCAAAATCCTTAAACCATGTCCTCCAATCACTGTAACCCAATCCATCATTAATGGCCAGCAGCTCTCCGGAAATGGGGATGGATTCTATCGTTCCACCATCGGGACAACCATCCTCCGACTTATGCAAGAAAAGTTTCTCGATACCGATACCGCTATTCTTCCCGAGCCGTGCGATCTCGATCTGCACGTTACCCTTCTCGTATGGCCGTCCTTTCCACTGGCGAATGGATAACTCGGCCTTGCCTTCCTGTATGGCCTTTATCCGCTTCTCCCATCTCTCATAATTAGTCCGGATCGTATGGAGCTTCGGAACCTTTACAACAGTTTCCCCCTCCCCACTTATAACCAGCCATTCTTTACGACGTTCCAAGGCCATTTTTAAAGCAAATTCAAAATAGGTCCACTGACCCGCTTTCGCATGCTCTTTCGGGAACGCTTTAGAGAGCATCAGCACATACACTCTCATGTGATTTCTATTCTTTCTCATTTTCTTAAAACTCTTGATTTCAACACGTTCAAAAACTCCAAATCCTTAACGTATGGGGCCAGCTTATCAAACTGAGCTTGAGTGAAGACAAAACCTGTCAAAGTCGGTTTCCCACCTCTCATAATCATGTCCATTATCTCCTCCAAACGTATCTCCTCGGATTTCTTCTTGTCCTCCTTGAAACTAATTACCATTTGGGCGTCGTAACATCTATCCTTATATGTCATATCGGTACTGAGTTTCACCGTACCCGAATTGGTATCAATAGCGGTTTGCGCTAATACGACAAGGGCATACTGGGCTATTTTAATCTTATCCAGTGGATCTACACTACTGATATACGCCGTTAGCAACTCATCAATCCGCTCCTGGGATAAACCCTGTGATTCTTGCCATTCGGCACCGGCTATAAAGCCCTCTCTCTTATGAGAACATTCGGCAACCGGTAATGTATGTGCTGGGTATTTTGTAGCCGCAGCAATCTCTAGTTTTTCGTCCATGATATTCAGTTATTAATTTTCAGAATTATTTTCTACCCAAGCTAAATATTCTTCCTTATAGTATTCAGGAATAGCCCCTTTTCTTTTAAAGTCAATGTATTCCTGTACCATACAATCACCCCATTCAATCGGAGAATCTTCGGACTCTTCGAAATTATCAGTATCACTGATGCTCAGCGTTTGTGTCAACGGATTATAACCACATTCAATGTCGTTTTCTTTGAATACATTGATCACATTTTCATCAGCCGTAATCAGTTTTATTTCATCAGAATCAAGAGAACCGGATATATCTGAATGTTTTCCAAGAACTTCACCAAAATAGATACCGACTTTATTCTCGATCATGTAATCAACATCCTCTTTTTCAGCAACAAAAACGCCTTCAAGATTGCCCATCCTTCCGCAATCAATATTCATTTTAAATAGAGCTTCCATAATTTTTTTGTGGGTTTTACAAAGCCGCCCAAGGCTCAATTATTTTTAGTTATGTT